TTATCTTCAACTTGTGCTTTAAAAGCTACAAGAGAAGCATTCTCTTCTTTAAGAGCATTTAACTCTGCTTTTGTTTCAGTCAGTTCTTGCTCAAGAAGAGCAAATTTATCTTCTAAAGAATTCTTTGTTGGCTTTTTCTTTTCATCATCTTCTTCTGTTTCTTTTTCATCATCAGAACTCTTCTCATCTTTATTGCCATCAGATTTTTCTTCTTTCTCTTCTTTCTTCTTATCATCAGAATTCTTTGTGAAGTTTTCTATATTATTTTCAATTTCAATGTTATTCTCTAAATCTGCTTTGTCCTCAGTTTTTGAAGGAATTATAATTTTTTCTTCCTTTTTTTCTTCAACTGCGGGAGCTGGCTCTACAACAGGCTCAACTACTGGAGTTTCAACCTGTGGCTGCTCTACTGGAGCATCATTAAGAACAACAAATTCCTTGTTTTGTTCCATTGAATTTCCTCCTTTATTATTTGATATAAGTTCTTTTAATTCATTCATCATAGTAAATAATGTATGAGTAAACTTATCATCTTTAGTAAAAGTAGAACTAACTTGAGGAGCAGTTACATTAGCTCCTTCAAAACATGGTTCAACATCTTCTCCAAGAATACATAGTTTTGAAAATATCGCATCATTAATAATAAAGAAATCAATACCTTTACTAGTATCTCTAGACCAATATCCTTTTAATGTTTTTTCGTCAAGTTCCATTGATTGAGGTCTTCCCTCATTAATTACTTTTTGGGCTTCTTTATATTGTTGTGTCCATAAGTATCCTTCAGTCATTAAATAAGTACGTTCTACTTTATTTCCAAATTCATCTGTATCTTCAAAATTTTGGAACCATACTTTTGCATCTGGAGCTACAAAACCATAAGGAGTGGTTAAACATTTAAATTTAATACCATCTCCATCAATAATCATCTGATCACCATGGTCTCTAAAATCCTCTTGTTTTTCACTATAATAACCAACAATAGGAACACCTGGAAGTGTACGTGCCATTTGAGTAGCAACTTCTTTAGTTATGTAACTTCCATTGCGGTTTCCGCCTAAATAAAGAACTTTTATTTCACACTTTGATGCAAAAGGACTAATCCCTTCAATATTAATAAACTCGGGAGAAGAAATTGTAGCTACACTCATTCTATTAAATGCCATATCTTTTCTCCTTTATCCTTTCGATTCAAGATTCTTGATTGTCTTTTCTGACTTTTGGTCATTTTCTTTTTGCGGGCGGCCAGCTCCTTCGCCTGTATTACCTGGTTTACTAGCATCACCAGACCCCGCCCCGCCTTTTACTCTATTAAGAATATTTTCATTCATGGTAGAACTCATAAGAGGTGGAATAAATACATTAACCAAATCAAGAATATCATTTTCAAAGTAAGCATTTGCTAAAATACTACTTTGACTTTGTCCTAGAGCAATTTGAGGTAGCATTTTGGAAAAACCAACTTGCATTTGCTCTTTATATAATTTTGCTAAATCTTTATAATTATAAATTGTAGTAGTTAAAAGTTGTACTTTATATTCTACTTTTTTTACATTAGTATTATAAGGTTCTAACAATTCATTTAAAAATTCTTCAAATTGAAGAAGCATATTATACATAGTAGCTTCATCATTCAAAATAGATTTTTCTAATGCAATATTACCATCAGTATTAAATTGCATTTGAGAAACGCCAGCTTCATTATAAACTTGCCTTTCAACTCTTTGCAAATCATCAGTTTGAGCAGTAGCTTGATTATCAATCATACTTTCTACTTCTACATCAGCAAAAGTAGTTAATACATCAACACCAATAGCTCGACTTAACATTTGAACTGCATTATTATGAAGCTGTTGAGCTTCATCTACATCAAATATTAATTCACCATTTTTATCTAGTGGCATCTTTTGAATAACTAATTTTAAAAGTTTTTGCAAAGTTCTTTTCTTGTCAAGTCCCTGTGCTTCATCTAAATCAATTATAAGTGGTATAACTGAAATAAAAGCTGGATATTCTTCTCCATTAACAGTAAATCTTACTGTTTTATTTGGATCCAATAAATACCAACCACTTGTATCTCCCAGGAACTCTGGAGGTAATTTCCCTTTTTTGTAAAGTATATATCCTTTTTTAAATTCATCAGGGAAAAATTCTAATACTTTCATTCTTTGTTGTGTATTTCTATACTCTTCATCAAAGAATCTCATATTAAATTCAACCGCAGGTTTATTACCTTTATTAAATCTACTACGACAATAATTTGGTGGTAATTCTTGTAAAACTATACTATTATTAAAAGGAACTTTATATCCATAATAAACACCAAATCTTAAAACTTTTAAAGCTATCTCGCCAAGATTTTTCTTAACTCCATAATTATCTAATGTACGTAAACTTTTATGAAAACCATCTAATAATTTTTCTTTTTTAACTTTTTCATCATTCACATAAGGAGTTACCATCCAATCATATCTATACATAAAAGCCATATATCTCAAAATTCTAGAATAAATTCCACTTATCTTATAAAAGAAATCAGAAACTTCTCTCATAGTTTTTAAATCATAAGTATGTATAGCTCTTAATATAGTTACTTTATCACTTAATCTTGGATTAATATTTTTATAATCACCTAGTTTTAAAATAGCATCATCTAGTATTTTTGCACCTACTTTAATTTTTGAAAAATCAATAGTAGGTGGACCAATATAACCTGAAGGTTGATTATGGTCAGTATCTGCTGTAGTTATAATATTAAAACCTTTGGCTTTAATATCTTCAATTCGATTACGCAAAGAGATACCTCCTTTTCAATCTTCCACTCTATTATAACAAAATTTTAGTGAAAAGTCAAGAACTTTTCACTAAAAAAATTGCTCTATAAATTAATACCCGGCTGCTTTGAATATATAATCATAATCAACAAGAGACTCATCCCAATAAGGAATCACAACCAAAGTATATCCATGAGTAAGACAATAATTTCTTTTTTTAGCATCATTATGTTTTTGTTGATATAATCCGCGGGCTCCGCCGAACTTTGAACGAGCTTCATAGTGTTGAGCTCCTTGGTATTCAATTAAAAAATCTATATTACCATCATCATCAAATACACAAAAATCAAATCTTAATGGACGACCGCTTTCTGCAACAAGATCTGGAAAACTATACTCTTCTTGAAAAGTAACACCTGCCGCAGCTAATATTTCTTCTATTTTAATCTCTCCACGACTTGCTCTCATAAAATTATCCTTTCTTACTGCTAATTATAATTTAATTTACTTTATATTCTTTTAATTACCTTCGTCCAAAAAAATTAAGAAAAAAATAACATTTTACTAATATCTCTACTTTTTCTTTTCTTTCTTTTTTCTTCCTCTTGCTTTATGTAATAAAGTCCATATATAAATGCTGAAAATTTATCTTTTTTAATACTCTTTGTACTTTGTTTAAGAATAATATTCATTCCTTCGTTACTTTCAACAAGATTAAGAATCTGTTCTCTAAGTATAGAAGTCAATTGATATGGACGTAAATAATCATTACGTTGATCAGCATTAAAATTTTGACCTTGTTTTGTACTCATTAACTTAGTTTTAGCAGCTTGTTCATCTATAAGGAACTTCACTCTTCCGCTTGCCATTTGAGTTTGAGCATAAGAATAAGCTTCAGTATTAATAGGCGCATTAGCTTTAATAAGATACATAGCATCTTCTTCAACCCCTAATCCTTTTATTTTTTTATAAGGATTAGTAGCCTCTTCTGATGTTCCTCCTGCAACTCCAAAGGCGGGAAGCTCTTCTCCACTATCTGGATCAATCTGAGCTTTCGTCATAAAATCAATAAGACCAACACCAAGACCATTGGCATCAATAGCAAGAATCTTAGCATGATATTTATAATATAATTTCTTCAAATTAATAGCCTGTACTTCAAAATCTTCTGCATCATAAGTATATATATTGACAAGAGTCTTGAGATCTGATCCTTGTGGCTGTGGAGTTGATTTTATAATCATTGCCTCTGTTGTACACCCAAGTCTACCTACATCGACTCCTATAGTATAGTATGCTGTTTTAGATGACCTCCCGCTGTATTCATATTCAGGTTGGAGTAATATTCTATTCTTATCAAATTTTTCAGATGAGAAAAATGCTCCTTCAACTGAACCAGTCCAAATTGAACGATATTCTCGATCAAATGATTCTTCATTAAATGTACCTTGTAATCTAAGTTGATCTACAAAATCTTCTGATAAAAGTCCTTCAGTTACAGGAGTTTCATAAGTTCCTCCCATAATCATAAAATTATCTGGATCAATAATACTTTGAACTAAAGTTTCAATTAATTTATCGTATGCGAATGAATTTTTAAATCCCGCAGTTGTAATATATATTTGAGATTTATTAACATTTTCTTCTACATGACGAGTACCATCACTTAAATATCTATCTACGTTTGTAGTAGGAATAATAACTTCATTAAGTATATCTCCATCAATAAGCACACATTCCTCCATTAAACCACCAGTTCTACGTTGTCCTCTGGATGATTGTCTTGCTGCTAATATATCAATAGAAGAACCATTTTTGAATACATATTTAACATCATCTTTAGATTTTTTAGAAACACCACGCGCCCAATTTATTTCATTATTAAGGGCGGGAAGGAGTGTACATATTTCTTCAATCTTTGCTATTGTGATACTTGCCGCTTGCTCTTTACCACCAGTCGTAACAAATAAATGACTATTTGGGTAAAGAATACATCTAAGCATAAGTGCCATCATCGAAAGAAATGATTTACTATAAGCTCGTGGGAAAGTCGCATAAACAACTTTATGTCGCATCACTATTCTAAGAAAAATACGCTGATAAAAATAAAAATTAAAAGAACTATCTGGACCT